TTATTCCGGATCCAGCAGTTTTTTCATGTCATTTAGGGATGTTTCTTTGACATATCGCATGGTCATTACAGCTGAATCATGACCCATCATGTTCTGTGTAGCCTTCAGGTCCTTCTGTACCATCATCGTTGCGAAATTGTGCCGCAACATATACAGAGTGATCTTTATTCCAGTCTTCTTTGACACCGACCATAGGAGCATGTCTATATCATCTATCAGATACGGCAATCCATCATGATCAACGAGAAGGGGCATAGAATCCCTTCTGGCAAGCAACTCTGTCAGGATGGGGAACAATCCATCCGGGATAGGAAGCGTGCGCACAGACCAGGGAGTCTTAGTCACAATAAGCTTTCTCCGGGAATCTGAATCGGATCCGATTGAATGCTGCACGTGAATCAGCCGGTTCTCTAAGTCTATGTCCTCCCGGCAGAGGGCAAACACTTCCTGCGGCCGCAATCCGAGATACTGCATGATCCGCAAGGCATATATGATATCTTCGGTTAACTTCCTGTCTCTTCCATAATTCGCCAGTGCTTCTATGAATATCTCCAGTTCATCCGGCGTGCAGTGTTTCTTCCGGTTCCGGACCGGGATCTTCGACTTTGTAGCAACCACCATTCTGGACCGATCAGCAATCGGCATCTCCATCAGCAGACATACTTTGTATATCTGTCTCCATATGGTCATGGCACTCTTTGTCTGCCCGGCTGTGTGATTTGCGGCATAATTGTTCAATGTCTGCTGGATCTCTGCTGCCGTGATGTCTTTTACGGATCTGTGTCGCATTTCTACCGGGATAAGAGGATAGTACAGTGCATCATGTCGCTTCTGTGTATTCACGTTCGGTATCAGCAATTCTTTTGTTTTCTGATACGCTTCATCGACCGTCAGTTCATGTTCTATGTATGTGTTCTGCTTCATGTCCCTCAGGACTTCATCTCGCTTTGATTTAGCCGCTTCAAGGGCAACGCCGGGTGTTGGATAGTCCTTCGAATTAAAGCTTCCGAAATTGATTGTTTTGCCCCTGTACGGGATCACCACCCGGAAGGTAGTGGACTTCTTGTTTTTTCTCTGAATAATATACTTTTCTTTTCTCATGCTGCCTCCATTTGGTAGAATGTAGGCATAGTAAAAACCGTCCACCAACGATGATTACTATGCGGATCCCAGGGTGCTGCAACACACTGGGATCGTTTTTTCTTATTTCTTGGTTTTAAAAGCATTGTCAGGCGTTCGCAATCCATCAATATGCTCCATTAGGTTGGCTTTTATAGGACTACCAAGAGGATCGAGAACAAAATCAACACCTTCTCTTCTTGCGAGTTTTGCGGCTGGGACAAAATCACTGTCTCCAGAGATTAGTACTATTTGATCAACCTGTTTTTTATAAGCCATTGATGATATATCAAGACCAATTCGCATATCTACGCCTTTTTGTGTTGTATATAGCCTAAGATCTGATTCCTTAATGTCTTCTGGCTTGAGCTTGCCAGTAAGAATATCTTTTGTTTTTGACGGCGATAAATAATAACCCATTTCAGCTTCGGATAATTCTCCCAATCGGACGGCATATTTCCTCTGGTTCTTTAATTCTTCTAAAAAATCCAATACCCAAGAATACAGTTCTGATTTTGATAATTCGTCATTGTTTTTAGTGACAGGATTATAAACTGCTTTCTTGGAAGGGGGACAATCGTAATAGAATATTCGATACAGATTATGCTCGTGCGTAACCCCGTTTATATTTTCTGACAAATGGCGTTTGCAATACTTATCCAATTCCTCAGCTCTTTCTTTAGGTGTTTTAAATCCAAAACAGCGTATTGCTCGTTTGCGATAGAATCCGCCATCAATAAGTATGGCGGTTCTAATGTTGTCATGAATGATAGGTGTACTGTATGGCTGTTTGCTAGGTCTCTTCATATTCCTCCTTATAAATATAAAACCTTGGTCTCAGTATCCCTCCTATTCTTGAGGTAACTTACTGCCAAGGCTGTTATTAATATTACCATCGCCGTTATTGGCTTTGGTAATATATTTATACCTCAGCAACAGCAGATTTTCAATGAAAACCTGCAAAACATGAAGCATGTTCATCCTTTCCTCATAAGATAATTCATAAATGCTTCATCACGCCGAAGCCGGCTCATTAGTTCTGACAGTACTATATACGGAATCCCGGTTGCATGAGCTAATTCCATCATGCAACTGGGAATCTTTTTCATTTTGGAAACCAATGCCAGGAATGCGAAAGTGTTTGCTTCGACTTCTTCCTCATGGTCATGAGTGCTGTAATCAAATGCTCTTGATATTACGGACCGTCCGCGTGTTTCAATATGGCCTAATTCATGCCATAAAACAAAGTTTTCAAAAACTGGGTTTTCTCCGTCAGCAAAACTCAGGAAGATCCAAGTGCTTCCGTAAATGTCTGTAATGATCCGGGCATCACTGTTGGTGAAAGTGAACAGATCCGGACGATGTACTATATGAATCCCTCGATTATTGAGTAATTCGTATATGTCGGATGACTCCAGTTTTTTGATTTTCTCAATAATCTCGGTGGATTGCATTTATTCATCCTTGCTTGGGTAGTGCCGGGACATAACTTGGATCATGCCGGCTACCTCCGTTGCGAAATTAATGAGTTGTTCATCGGTCATACGGTCTAGGTCATAACCGCCAAAGTCAGCGACCATCGGGACTTCCAGAATGAATCTAATAGCATCCTGTGCGGTTTTGAAAGAAGGAACTGTGATGACATCTTCAGAAGAATCATCTTTTAAAGATATTTCTTCATCACTATCCATTATGCTAATCAGTTCATCCAGGCTCATATTCATTCCTGTAGCAAGCTTTTTTAGTGTTTCCAAAGATGGTTTGACCGGTTTCTTAGATGTTGGATTGAAATCATTTTCCAAAATGCCGATATAAGCTTTACTAAGACCGGATCTGGCGGCCAGAGTATCCATACTTATTTTATTGACCTTACGATATTCTTTTACTATGTCTGATATTTTCATAATCCAGTCTCCTTGTAAACTATACTATACATTAAATGGCAAAATTATCAACAAAAATGTAAAATACGCTTGACATAATATGTCTAGTACGCTAGACTTTCTTCAGAAGCAAAGGAGAAGGCAATGGAACTGAATATCAGGGAAAAGCGTAAGAGTTTGAAAATGTCGCAAGAAGAATTAGCTAGCCTTGCGGGGGTTTCACGTCAAACGATCATCAATTTAGAGAACAATGCATCAAAAAACATTACTGTTATAACCTTGCAGAAGATTGCAGGTGCGTTAAATTGCTCTGTTGATGATCTTTTAATTTTACCTGAAGCGTCTAGTACACTAGATAAATAGAAAGGAGGAATGAATGAGGGTACTCAAAAAAGAGCCAGGTAAAGAATTCGTTGTAACCGAAATCAATAACGAATTATCCGCATTACAGGAAGCGGTCGGCGGTTACATAGAAGTCTTCCCGGTATCAGAAGAAGTTCTGATCATCTGCAATGAGGAAGGCAAGCTGAACGGATTACCGTTCAATGTCAAACTCTGCAATGAAATCTTTGTCGGAACGATTCTGATTGTCGGACAGGACGGAGAAGAGTTTGCTGATGTTCCAGAAGATTTGATCGAAGGATTACAGGAGGGAACGTGAATGGAAGAAATTCAGGAACTGAAGCTTTACCGGATGCCTGAAATGGAAAAACTGCTGGGTGCGGATAGACACACCATTGTAAAGCTGATCAATTCAGGACTTCTGAAAGCACGGAAGATGGGCCATGGTTGGCGGTCCTCCGGAGAAGAAATCAGAGAATTCTATGCCAAAACTGCCGGGATGGATATATCGAACGAAAACAAAATCATTCTGGCCGGGCAACAAAAAAGCGGCAGGTCTACCACACCTAACCGCAAAGCTAATGGGTGATCTATAAGATCACCTCCAATTATAGCACAGGAGGAAATAATGAAATTCATCAAATTATCTGACACCTATACAAAAGAGGATGTTGAAGATCTGAATGTCCTTATGCTGATCACGTCCATGATCATGTTTGCAATGGCAGCCATTGCCCGGATCGGAGGCTTGGTATGAAGAACGACAAGCCGATGAACCGTAAAGCGGAAGCAGAGAAGATCTTCAAGCAGTTAGCAAAGAAACAGCCCACGGTCGAAGATGTCCGGGCTATCACTTATCTGATTAACCAAATGGCAAGACAGAATGCGAGGGTAGGGGCATGAAGGCAATGACCCAGAAACAGGCAAAGGCATATGTCCTGGATACCGCTAACTGGTGGTGTATCGAAAGGTCTCATTACCAGCGCCTTATGAGACTGGACTATGAGGAACTCCATTATGTGTCAGTCGAAGTCAGAAAGATCGTAAACCATATTGAACGGTTTATGGATAAGAATGCTCCTGCCGTTACAGGATTTCGTCCGATTGCTTATTACATGTTGGATATTGAGAACGAATGCCTTGCAGGAAACAGTACATCTGAGAATCAAATCGCAACAGAAATATGGAAGGAATCAAGGAGGAAGGCGAGTGAATCAATACAAGAAGACAGTTGAAAAATCACAGGATGTTATCCGAAAGAGGATCCAGAAGTTGCAGGATCGGATCGAGATGCTACATGAGAAGTATCCGGAGGACATGTACGGTATGAAAGCAGATGCGATGTGCATTGATTACGAAGACGAGATCAGGGAACTGAGAAAATGGCTCAGTCCTGCCGATGAGGTGGTCCGTATCACACGCAAGAACCTTGAACTGGTCGAAGGTATCCGGACAGCGAGACAGGCGCTTAACAGGGCTGAAATCGTCATGAGACAGTGCACGGAATACAAGGAAGCGGATCGTGTCAGATCGACATTATCCAAGCTTCCGGATGTGGGGTACTGATTATGTTCTTTACAGTAATGGTGGCTGCCCTTCTGATCGTTATGGCAATCGTCATCTGGGCATGTGTCGAAGAGATCCGTCAGTTGATCAGAAACGTCCGGGAATGTGAGGCGGAGGTAATCGAAACACGTCAGCTGATATTCGCTCAGAAGGATTTCATTAACCGGAAGCTTCTGGAACTCGAAGCTCAGAGGGAAGAGATCAAGGAGATGCAAGCACGGCTTGTGGACGTACAGAACAAATATGTTGCGGCGAAGAGAAGGTTAGAGATCTATGCCAGAGAGAAAGCAGAGTCGATTTATGGAGAGAAGTCCTGAGTGGTTCTGTACAGAATGCGGTCACCGGTTCTCATGGGAGGACCGGGACTGCCGTTTGATTAAGGAACATTCAGTCGTTGGTTTTTATGATCATTACGATTATGAAGAGTTAGATTGTTGCCCCAGATGTGGGAGTCCAAGAATAGAGGAGATTGAAGAAGATGAATGATTTATTCAGTTATGCCGTTGAGAAGAGCAAGGCGGCTACACTGCAGCAGAATATCGAACAGATGCTGCTGGAAGAAAAGTTTAACGAACTGCAGATAATGCTCTCTGCAGAGTTGGCGAAATATGACCGTGTTTACACGGTGGAGATGACAAAGGAAGCAAAAGCGGACCGTGCCAGTCTGAACAAACTGTCAAAGCAGATCAATGATGTGAAGATCCGTAAGAAGAAGGAAGTCATGAAGCAGTACGAAGGCTTTGAAGCCGGTTGTAAGGCACTGATAGCGCTCGTTGAAGAAGCATCCGGGAAGATCGACACACAGGTCAAGGAAGCGGAAGAAGCACGCAGGAAAGCCAGGAAAATGGCTATTATCCAGTATTACGGAGCAAACGAAGAGATCGTACCGCTGGACATGATATTCGAACCGTCCTGGTTGAATGCTACTGTCACCGACAGCAACTGGCAGACAGCGATTGATTCCAAGGTGCAGCATATTCAGGGTGAACTGAACGTGATCAAATCATTCGGTGGTGAGAAAGCTGAATTTGTCCGGATGGAATACATGAAGAACCTGAACCTGTTTGAATCAATCAAGTCGTGGGAGGCGTTTGAAGCACGCAGAGCAGCGATTCAGCAGAAGCCAGCAGAAGTACCGGCATTTGAAGAAAAAGTCCCTGAAGCGGAAGAAAAACCGCTGCAGGAGGAAGAAACGACATTAAAACTGTTCGATGTCTCATACACATTTATTGCAAGTGAGCGTCAGCTGATTTCCATTGACGCACACTTAGAAGCACTGGGCATCCGTGCTATCAAATCGAAAGAGGAACTGTAATGGAAAAGAAAGAGACATATGAATCCTGGAATATCTTCCAGAGACTGAACGGCATCACAGCAGAGATGATGACCGTCAAGAAAAACCTTGATGTACAGACAAGCAAATACAGCTCATACAAAGCGGTCAGTGAAAGAGACATACTGGACGCTGTAAAGCCGTTAGAAGCCAAGTACAGGGTGTATTCCTTCCCGTATGAGAGGAACATCATCGAAAAGGATTTCCTTACTGTAAAGGGACAGAACGGCGAGAGAACACAGTTTTATATCAGAGCACAGGTGACATATCGTTTCATCAATATCGACAAACCTGAAGAGTTTATCGACATCACCTCATGGGGTGACGGCATTGACTCCGGAGACAAATGTGTCGGCAAGGCTATGACATATGCTGACAAGTATGCGCTGATGAAAGCATACAAGATCAGTACAGGTGATGATCCGGATCAGGAAGCCAGCAAGGAATATGAAAAACCGAAGAAGGCAGCAAAGAAAGAGCCCGAACAGGAAGAACCGGTCGATGAACTTCTTCAGGAATTGAATGAATGGAGAAGCAAATTGAGCCAAATCGGAGTCGATGTACATAACCCTGATGTATCGGTGTATATATCGCAGCTGACGAAAGTCAAGAACCTCGATCATGGTGCACTGTTTATGAATCCTGCTGAGGGCATCAAAGTCCTGGATGCATATAAGAAGATCTATGAAAAAAAGAAGAAGGGATGATCAGCGGTACTCCGTTATACAACCGGCACTGGATGAGTGCTATGTGTGTGGAAGAAGAGGAAGCCTGAACAAACACGAAGTGTTTGAAGGAACAGCAAACAGGCAGAAGTCGATTGAATGGGGCATGGTGGTTGCACTGTGCTCCTTCCACCACAACAGCAGCAATCATGGCGTCCATTACAACAAAGAGCTGAACAGACGTATCAAGCAGGAAGCGCAGAGAGTGTTTCAGAAGACATATCCGGATGAAGACTTCATCAAGATCTTCGGGAAGAACTACCTATGAAGATAAGCGCAAGAAACGTCAAGACAGCGGTCACAGATTTTGGAAAAGTGTCCATTTCATTTGAATGCTCCAGGAATGCCATAGCAGCCATTGAAAGGCTGAAGATGGGCGACTATGAATTGTCAATACAGAAACCTTCAAACAAGCGCACAGGACTTCAGAACAGTTATTTATGGGAACTGCTTGGCCAGATCTCATTGAAAGAAAACGGCAACAGGGAAGATGACGAAAGCATTTATTGCCAGCTGATAGAAAAGGTCGGCTCGAAGTGTGAATATCTGATGGGCTTGCCGGATGTAAAAGAGGGTTTGGAGAGATCATTCAGAGTCGTGAAGGTCGTTGATGATCGGGAATACAACGGGAAACATATGAATGTTTACAAGTGTTATTACGGGTCATCACAGATGAACACAAAGGAAATGGCAGCGCTGATCGATGCGGCGATCGAAAGAGCCGAAGCATGTGGGATCGATACTGATTACTACAGAATGAAGCTGCTGGGAGAGTGATCAGAATGCCGAACAGAATATTGAAGGAAAGCATCTGCTTATCAGAGGAAATAGATCAGCTTTCCTGGTTTGAAGAAGTATTGTTTTACAGACTGATAACAAAGTGTGATGACTTCGGCCGCTATGACGGCCGAGCAAAAGTCATAAAGGGAACTGCATTCCCGTTGAAGGATATCACAACGAAGGATATAGAGAAGGCGCTCAAGAAGCTCGTGGCGGTAGGCTTGGTTACCTCATATGAGGTTGATGAAAAACCGTACCTGCAATTGCGAACATGGCAGTGTCATCAGCAAATCCGCAATTCTAAAAGCAAATATCCGGATCCGGAAGCAGGAAAAATTACATCTGATATCAATTGCAATCAATTGCAATCAATTGATATCAATTGCACCCGTAATCCAATCCAATCCAATCCGAATCCTAATCCGAATCATACATTAGCACAGAGCGATTCTCCCTCCGTGCTGTTTGCGGATGTTGAATCGATACCTCTGAACACAGGAGAGGAGTGGTTGCCGACAGAAAAACAGTATGCAGAGTATTGCCGGTTATATCCGTCTGTCGATGTAAAACAGCAATTTCGTGAGATGAGAGGGTGGTGTATTGCCAATCCAGCCAAACGGAAGACAAAAAAGGGTATTGCCAGATTTGTTAATGGGTGGTTGTCCAGGACACAGGACAAAGGCAGCACCAAAGGAAAAGGCCGTGTTGTTATAGAACCACCAGACTATATCCGAACATATGCAGAGATGGAAAAAGAGCTGAAAGAGGAGGACTTACCGTTCTGATGGCAAGTGAGAAGGTAGTTAAATTCTGCGCAGAAAGATTCCGTGATGGGTTCAATTACAGAATTCGGACACAGGACTTCACAGACGAAGAAATCCGCAAGGCGTTTATTCTCGTCAACCCAAAATACTGGGATGACCTGGGAGAATACCTTGCCTTGCTGACGGATGATCCTGAGGTAAAGGCACATCTGAAAGGCTTTGACTCTGCAGAAGAAGGAAGACAGATAATAGCAAGGTTTCATGAACTGGTAGAAGAGGAGTGGTGATGAGTTACAAAGAAATCGATATCCGCCAGGCACTGGATGGCATTATTGGCGGCCAGAAAGTATATGTGTTGGTCAGGCTGGAAGAACAGGCGACAGTTCTGGATCTGTGTGCTGGGAAGGCGTACATGCTCGAAACAGATCCGGCACCTAAACCGGAACCCAAAAAGAAACAGACGTCAGCCTGGCCTCCGAAAAAAGATCCGAAGGTCATCGATCATGGAAAGATCTGCGCATGCTACAAGGCAGGAAGATCTGTGGCGTGGATTGCTGACGATATAGGGTGTTCGGCACAGACAGTGATCAATCATCTGAAGAAAGAGGGGATATACAAGAATGATTAACCGTGTTGTATTGGTCGGACGACTGACAAAGGATGTGGAAGTGAAGAAAACTCCGAGCGGATTATCCGTTGCACAGTTTACAGTTGCCTGTGACAGATGGAAGTCCGGAGATCAGGAACCACAGGCTGATTTTATAAACTGCGTTTCCTGGAGGCAGGCAGCTGACTTCCTTGGCCAGTATGCCAGGAAGGGAAACAGGATCGGTGTGGATGGAAGGCTGCAGACCAGGAATTATGAACGTGACGGCCAGAAGATCTATGTCGTAGAAGTAGTTGCGGAAAATGTCCGGTTGCTTGAATCCAAGAACAACGAAGGATCTGAGAGACAGACAGGATCTTATCGCAAGAGCGATTACAACAACGACGATGCCAAAGAATATGTGGCGGATGAGTTCGACATTTCTGGAGATGATCTGCCGTTCTGAGGAGCATGAAATGAACAACAGAAAAATCATGGAAGAGCAGCTGAGGAGGACAGAATACTATCCGGATGACAGAATCCCGTTTTACGGATCCACCTCAGCTGCCACTGAGGACCAGAGGAATATAGATCGTTACCTGAACAAGGACATCAATCTTTACACATTGTGTCAACTGGTAGAAAGAACAAATTGTTTGCCAGAAGGCTATGTGACGCCGGAGAAGATGCTGAGCGAGTTGAAGTATATAGGACGGATGAAATAAACAATGAACATTAGTATATCTCAGGAGCATTTCGGCACATTATGCATATGCGCTTTAAGATACTGTCAAGGCCGCAGAACTTACATGCCGTCACTGGTGCAAAGCATAGTTGGATCATATCTGAAAGAGTTATCAGACAAAGATATTGGAGTAATAGTACAGGACTGCCAGTCCCAAAGAAAGATGAACATGTACGGTGATACTTGCGACAAAATCGATTGGCTGAGATGGGAAGAAAAAATCATTGCAGAAGCCGAAAGGAGAAAGAATGACATTGATACGAAATATAAAAGGCATGACCAATAGGGACGGCTTGAAGATGGTCCCTCTGGTCGTCCATTTTACATCAGATGATATGGGTGAAACATTATCCATCGCCAGTGAAAAGCACAATATGCAGTTCACGATGAAATATAACGACATTGAAAAGATCGTGGAAAGAGAACGTGCCAAGGGCTACAAGGAAGGGCACTTCATCATTGATGAGGGATGGGGTGAAACAGGCAGTTAACACAAAAAAACTGGATGAATTAACATCCAGGCTCATATCTTACCGTATTTCTGTTCAAGTAGATCCCGAGCGTGTCCATAAACCAGAACAGATTGAATAGTATAGACGATTGCATCAATGTATAGTTTCAAATTCTCAATATTGTTACTGTCAAACTGTCTAGTGTAATGAGCTTCATCATTTCCGAACCATATACCGACTCGACTCGTGTCCGCAATCTGAGGGTAGTTTTGAAGATATGTGGTTATAACATTATCCAATCTATGATTATCTTTGATTTTTTCTTCATCATCCGGGTGCAAAAGAACGCAGAAATCTTTAATAAGAATTTCTAAAGCTTTTCTGTAACCGAGCCCACAGATTTCAGTTAAGTTCAGATTCTCTGCATGTGCTGCCTGATTATAGACTTCAGAGAATCTTGGTGACATCATTTGGAGTTCATGTGGGAAATCACGGGCAATATATGTCTTTGGGAACGTATCACTTATTTCGGTAAGCATATTTGGCCAATAAACATTGTATCTGGCAATAAAAGAATGATTACACGCAGTACAGAAGTATTGAACTGATAGTTCCTCATCATAATAGCAACCATCAACAAAAACGGGTTCGATACCATGTTTACATTCAGGACAAATATTGGGGGTTTCAAATTGCATTTTAACAATTTGTCCGACTTGAAGATTATGAACATCTCTAATCAATATCATTAGTAAACCTCACTATACAGGCATTATAACAAAGAACAATTACGGTAGTAAAAGAATGGAGGTGGGACACATGTATGACAATGATTTAGACATGATTCGTTCAGAACTGGAAACGTATGCGAATTATATTCAGGATGAATTGCCGAAACTGTACATGCAGATATATGATCTCAAGGCTACAGCTGCCGTTGACAATTACGGTGTCTCATCTCCCAGGATCAAGTCAACAGAAGAAGCAAAGTATCAGACATCCCCGAAGGTATATACAGAAGATGCTGTGCTGCAAAGGATGATCCGGAGGGAAGAGCAGCAAGTTAAGCTGCAACCGCTGGAGATAGAATATGCAATGAAACGATTATTTGTGATCGTGATGCAGAAACGGATCATAAAGGCGAATTTAACCGATGAAGAACGGCAGTTATTGTGGTACAGGTTCTTCAAGAGGTATCCGTTAAGGGCTATAGCAATGATAATGAACAGCAATAAGGATACTGTACGGGAAAGGCTAATAAGAATAATGGAGCGTCTGTAAAGCCAGGCGCTCTTTTTACTCAAAACGCAAGAAAGCATGATAATATGTAACTGTCAATAGTAAAGAGGTTATAAAAATGCCATATATTACTTCGTTTGTCTTTTGCGATACGATAGAAAGAGATGTTAATAATGGAAAAAGGATTATTAATCCTTTGACACAGTTATCACCTATAGCATTACCAGGCAATTATACATTTTCATATTCTATTTCTGTTGCAGATGTTGACACCCACATAGATAACAATCTCAAGTTGATTTTTACAACAGGTGGGGAAAGCAATCAGTTACTGGATATCAACATTCCTAAAGATTCAATTCCTTTGGAAGAAGATGAGCCTGTGCTAACCCTCGATGGTGAGATAAGAAACTATGTTTTTAAAAAACCTGGCATAGCTGAAATGACGTTAATCATTAATGGTGAAACCATACAAACACAAAAAATAAAAATTGTATTAGGACATTATGAGTGAGATGAGAATAAATATGTCATTTGACATATTTTGTGGAAATAAGAAAATTAAATTATACGATAAACAATATTTCGGTTATCGTTTTTTCAGCAGACCTGTACAAGATTCTGGCATTTCTGTTACAGAAAATATAAGATATTTTGGCAACATAACTAGAATACAAGACTTTAGTAAACTGCTAGATAATTGGGACGGATATGGAGCAGATCCCATTCCTAGTGATGTTGTTGAAAATGCAAAAAAAGTATTAAAACAGCTTAAATATCAACCGGAAGTCTTTCCTACTGCAGCAGAAACGATACAGTTTGAATATGATGGTCCGGACGATTCCTATTTAGAATTTCAGGTCGGAAAAGACAATGTTTTCAATTTGTTCTATGTTGATACTAAGGGAAACAAAAAACACATAAATAATGTTGGTGGCAATGAATTAAACAATATAATAGAAAGTTTTTATGAACGAACACTTTAATAATGATGAGTACTTATACAGAGCAGTACGAGCATACATTTTTGAAAAGAAAAACAGAAAGTTTTCTACTGCATTGTTTAAGAGTAAAAGCGAGGGGTGTTCTGTCGACAGGGGATACTATCGAAAAGATTCAGATGTTATAGAATTCATGAAGAACCATAATCTTAGTGGTGGATTTGTGAAAATATCAGTTGCGGATTGTTATAAATCGCATACCAAACCAGTGTATTTACCTTCATATGGCAATCCATACCATAGTGAAATACATGGTGAGAATCAAATTACATTAGATGATGATCAACGATATGATCTAGGAATGCGTGCAATTATTGTTGAGTATCCACAAATATAGACACTGTCTGTTGACAATTCATGATACAATGCGCATGTAAACAGAAAAATATACACTCGGGATGTTAAAACCCGAGTGTTTTTCTTTGGAGCCGGAATGAAATTACAAATCAAATACAGAAATCTGGACGATATAAAGCCGTATGAAGGCAATGTAAAACGACATCCGGAAGATCAGATCAAGCAGATCATGGAGTCAATCAAGGATTATGGGTTCAATGACCCCATAGCAATCGATGAAACCGGCACGATCATAGAAGGTCATGGAAGATACGAGGCATGCAAATGCCTTGGTATTGAGTCCGTTCCAACAATTGAACTGAAAGGTCTGACAGAAGAGCAGAAACGGGAATATATCATTGTTCATAACAAAATAACGATGAACACCGGTTTTGATATGAAGATGCTACAAAAGGAATTGAAGAAAATCGGGAGAGTCGAACTGAAAAAGTTTGGTTTGGACGAGAAATTCTTCAAGGACCATGATTACAAAACAAAGACCCAGGGATCTGTTTTGAACATACTGAACCTTGGATATGCTCAGTTTCCCGGTGTCGGCAAGTATGACATACCGCAGATTCAGCCGGAGAAGGAACTGCCGGAAGGAATAGAAGAGTGGATAGGGTTCAATTATGTTCTTTCTGATAAGAACCCAGAAAACAAAGCAGTACATTTCTTTGTTGACGATTACCAGTTTGAACGGGTGTGGAACCGCCCCGATCAGTACATACCGTACCTTAAGAGATATAAGTGCGTATTAAGCCCGGACTTCAGTCCATATGGTGATATGCCACTTATCACACAGATATTCAACCATTACCGGAAGCATTGGATTGCTGCTTACTGGCAGTCGAAAGGTATCACAGTCATCCCAACGATACGAAGCAGTACAGATCCTCGCAGTCTGGAATTCTACCTTGATGGAGAGCCAACTGGAGGAGTGGTTGCATACAGTTCAATGTGGAGCGGATCGGATGATCCAGCGATGCAGAAAGCATTCCGGAGAGAATGGAACAAGATGATTAGTGTATTACACCCCACAGCTGTTATTGTGTATGGCAGCATACTTCCAATAATGGAAAGCTCTAATGTACAATTGATTCAGATACCAAAGTTCACTGAAAAAAGATGGAATGGAGAACATAAATGAGTAAAGGATTACCAAAGGACTTTGACACCTACCTGAGAAGGGACAAGATGGCATGGATTCTCATGAATTACGGATCAGACACAGATGAAGACGAAAGAGGAAGAGCGGTTCTGGATAAAAACAGAAAAATTCCCGAAGATGTGGTAAAAGCATTTGAAGAACTCCGAAAGGCAGAAGACGAAGCCTGGAAGGACAATATCATACTTGACTGATGGCGGTTGAAAAACCGCTTTTTTTGTGGAGGAAGGAACATGCCAAAAAACTATAGAGGCGGTCGTGGTGGCGGAACTGACATTCCAACATCATCAATGATGGCACCGGTTACCAAAACAAGAGAATCAGCAGCGAAAACAGCACAGTATGATGCTGAATTCAACGCACTGAGGTCCAGATTTCAGGACAAGTACGGCTGGAAATTAGACGATAATTTACGAGATCAGCAGGACTGGAGAACTGTCAGAGACAGTATTTATGGCGTTGAGAGTGTTTTGAAAGACTTCCCTGGAGCACAACAGTACCTCGCCGGTGGCGGCCTAAAGAGTGAAAGCCTTAGTCTTAACACTCTTGGAGATGCAAACCTCGGGACTGGACAGATTAGACTCAATAACTCATATATGAGGGATCAAAGGACACTTGGGCTTGTGATGCAGAGGACGGCACAAGAGGGATTTCATCCGTCTGGATCAGCAGCACAAGGAGTTGCTACACATGAGACCGGACATTTGCTTGTCACTGCATTAACCAGGAAAACCGGCATGAGTTATGACGACACAGCCAGCGATATTGTTAAAACAGCCTTCAGAAGTGCACCGGCACAGGCTTATGCCAGAAGCCTTGGAATCAGGAGCAACGCAACAAGACAGATGGCAGGAACTATTTCACAGTATGCGATTGAGAACTATCACGAAACGATAGCAGAAGCTGTCTCAGATTGGAGAACAAACGGCTCACAAGCTAACCCATTCTCAAGAGTCATCGTTAGAGAATTGAAAAATAGATTCAAGTAATGCGGTTAATCCGCTGAGAGGAGGCGGATTATGCCTAAAGGTAATAGAGGTGGAAAGCATAGTGATTCTGGCAAATCATTGATACTCAGTAATAAGATTTCTTCATCACGTAGAACAAGGAATAGAGAAGAAGTGATGAACACTCTTGAAGAAAACGGAGTGCAAATAATCCACGATAAAAACAATAAAATATCTTTGAAATATAATGACATAACAGATAACTTAAAAGGTGCAATAGAGAAGCATTTCAACCTCAAACTGCAATCAAATGAAGTTATTACCACTACGGAATGGACTGGGGATATTATAAAACACTTAGCACGAGGTGATATGTCTTTAATACACGCTAACGATAACATTGCTAATGGTACAGCATTTACAGATTCAAGGTATACAAACACTATAGTATTTTTTAAAAACTATTCCGATGTAGGATATGTTAAAACGGTTCTTGAGGTGAAAAGAAATCGTGATAATACGGGGTGGCTCTTGCTTTCACACAGTTATAAAGTCAAGGCAAACGAGATTGGTAAGGCCAGGTATGTTGAATTCAATTATTTGAAATAGTATAATAATTATGGATCTGAAGTTGAAAATCGGCCAACTGGATTATTCCTCATAGCTCAGTGACTGCGGGTTGCAGCAATAGGCACTGTTGAATGGCAACTATGAATCAACGCACGGACGCAGGTAAAGCTGCACGTAAAAGAAATGATGGGAGTGGTCGTCCATCCAGATCTCGGGCGAAAGCCCTTTTTTGTGTTTGGAAGGAGGTCAGATAATGCCTGAAAAGAAGACACATCCGGGCAGTGCAAATCTGATCCCGAATGACAAACGAACGCCGAAGGAACGCCGGGAAAATGCAAAAAAAGCCGGCAGAGCTAGTGGCGAGAAACGACGATATAATCGGTCCATGAAAGAGGGGCTAAAACTCCTCATGAATATGAAGCCATCTGATGAGGTTGCGGTGGCGTTCTCGGAACAGTTAGGTATTCCTTTGGATCAAATGAAAACGAATGCCATGGTAGCAAATGCAGCGCTCATGGGACAGATCTACCAGGGAAATGTAAAAGCCTACCAGATGGCGCAGGAATTGATCAACGGTAAGGACAGCCAAGCAGATAAGGAAGCTCTGAAAATCAAGAAAGCTGAGTTGAAGATCAAGCAGGAACAGCATGATATCGAGATGGAGGAATGGAAGGCACGCAAGGAAGGAAAACGTGAGGTGTACAACGGCATACCAGCGCTTGCTATTGCACCACCGTTCTTAGGACCGTTATTCGATATCACAGCGCATGAGCATACAGAATATGTATTTGAAGGAGGACGAGGCAGCACAAAGTCCTCCTTTGTTTCTATAGCGATTATTGACCTGATCATGAAGAATGAGACGCTGAATGCGTTAGTGATGCGTAAGGTCAGCAACACGATCAACGGCTCAGTATATAACCAGTTGGTATGGGCGATTGATTATCTGGGCTTGACCAATGACTTCAAGTGCACCAGGAATCCAGCTGAGATCACGAGAATTGCTACAAAGCAGACGATCTTCTTCCGGGGTGCCGACGATCCGGGCAAAGTGAAATCCATTAAACCGGTATTTGGATACATCGGTATCATATGGTTTGAAGAGTTGGATCAGTTCAGTGGTGAGGAAGAGATTCGTAAGATCGAACAGTCAGCAATGCGTGGTGGTGACTTAGCATGGATATTCAAGAGCTTTAACCCACCTAAGAGTGCTATCAACTGGGCCAATAAGTATATCAAGATACCGAAAGCAAACAGATTGGTTTCGCATACCGATTACAGGACAGTACCAAAGCAGTGGTTAGGTAAGGACTGGCTGGAGGAAGCGGACTTCTTAAAAGAAATCAATCCGGAAGCATACGAACATGAGTACTTAGGCATTCCGAACGGAAACGGCGGCAATGTCTTTGACAATTGCGAGATAAAGGAAATAACAGACGAAGAAATAAAACAGTTTGACCGTATCTATAACGGCATTGACTGGGGATGGTATCCGGACCCGTTCGACTATGTACGGTGTCATTATGATGCCGCCCGATTGACTCTATATATTTTCGATGAGTACCGATGCAATAAAAGATCAAACAGAGAGACAGCGGAAGAAGTGCTAAAGCGTATTGGAGACGGTGAAATCGTTACGTGTGACAGCGCTGAAGAAAAATCCGTTGCGGACTATCGAACATATGGAGTTGCCGCCAGAGGGGCTGAAAAGGGGCCAGGGAGCGTTGATTATTCAATGAAGTGGCTTGCTTCACTCAGAAAGATAATCATCGACCCGGTCCGCTGCCCTGATGCTGCAAAAGAGTTCATAGATTATGAGTACGAGCGTGACAAGGAAGGAAATGTCATATCTGGCTATCCCGACAAGAACAATCACAGCATTGATGCCGTGAGATATGCAATGAATTCCGTATGGAAGCACAGAGGGCAGTGATATGACATTGAGAACGATTATTCAATACATCAAGGGGGTTATACATAGAATGTTTTCACGGGACGATATGCGGCGTATAACCGCCGATGAGGTAACTCTAAGCAATGAGATGATTCAGCGTATAGAGTTATGGGAGCAAATGCTGAAGGGCAAAGCACCATGGCTGAAGGATGGACACGGGTTTGAATACAATTCCATGCAGCTGGAAAGTTCAATTTGCGCAGAGTTTGCAAACATTGCCTTAATTGAAATGGAGTGGTCAGTCAGCGACGATCAGTTAACAGAGTTATGCAAGGATGCTATCGAAAGCATAAACGAACCACTGCAGAAGGGTTTAGCGCTTGGCTCATTAGTCATTAAACCTATCGGAACAACCGGTGATTATGAGTTTGTGACAGAAGACAAGATAGTACCTATTGAGTTTGATGGTGCCGGCAACCCAAGAGCAATGGCATTCGTTGAAGTAAGACCATACGGAGATAAGGATTATTATTACCGTGTTGAGACACACAGGCTTACATTCGAAGGCCTTGAAATCATGAATACAGCATACAGGGGCACAAAGAACAATATCGGTTCAGAGGTGCCTTTAACTGTATTTGAGGACTGGGGACAGTTGATGCCAGGCGTTGTGTATCGTGGCATGGATAAGATGGACTTTGGCTATTACCGCAACCCGATCCCAAATGTCATTGATGACTCATGGAACGGCGTGTCTATCTATGATAAGGCGTGGGAGCATATCAAGATGGCCGACCTGCAGAATGCTCGTCTTGATTGGGAATTTGAATCGGCAGAGCGGATGTTGTTTGCGGATTATACCACAGTAGAGAAAACAAAGAGCGGATGGCATACACCAGTCAACAAGAAGCGTTTAATCGTTGCAGCGGATATCGACAAAGATGATGCTATGGATACATTCAATCCGGAGATCCGTGAGGGCAACTTTATCAACGGACTGAATGAATATCTGAGAATGATCGAGCGAGACTGTCATCTGGCATACGGAGACCTGTCCAAGAACGAAGTGATTGAAAAGACTGCAACAGAGATTCTGGCTTCCCGGAAACGGAAGTATTACAGGGTATCAGCAATCCAGGAAAACCTTGAAAAGGCACTGAAAGGTTATGTTGACGCAGTGGCTTTCTATGCCGGCAAATACACAACGAATTATGAAGCAACGTTTAACTTCCATGACTCTATCATGACAGACGAAGAAACAGAGAGAGCACAGGATCGCATGGATATGGCAGCCGGTATTCTTTCGCCAATCGAATACAGATCCAAGTGGTATGGAGAAGATCCGGAGACAGCTGCACAAAACATTGCTGCCGCAATGGGCATTGCACAGGCCATGTCTCAGGAACCAATTGACTGATGTTTATTGATGATGAACAGACTGAAGCAATTGCAGAGCGAATTGTGCAAGTGCTACGGGCTTTAGAGCTGGAAGTGATGCTTGATATATGCCGAAGGTTAAGACTTGCAGGAGAAATCACCAGAACAGCCGATTATCAGTTATGGCGGCTGTCACAGATATCAGCCTTCAAAGGCAATTACGAAAAGATGATCAAGAAGGTCCTGAATCTCACAGATAAGGAACTGCAGAAACTGTATGATGATGTCATTGCCAAAGGGTATACAAGAGACCAGGCTATATATGATGCTGCAAACATACCGTTCACACCGTTTGAAGACAATTTACCTTTACAGCAACTGATAACAGCAGTACAGGCACAGACGCATGATGCCATTGAGAACATCACACAGACGACAGGATTTATCGACCTGCAGAGAAATACAGAGGTGTCATTAACACAGTATTTTCAGAATGTGCTGGACAAGACCCATCTTGAGATATCGACCGGAACGATGTCATATGACCAGGCTATCAGCAAGGCGGTCAATGATATGGTCATGAGCGGAATGAGATCAGACCATAATGGAGACCTATGGATAAAATATGACAATCCCGGAAAGAAGCCCTGGAGAAACCGGGTCGATGTTGCTACACGCAGAGCTGTAATGACCGGGATCACACAGGTGACCGGAAAGATATCTGATCAGAATGCAGAGAAACTGCATACAGAATGGTTCGAGGTATCAGCACACAGCACAGCAAGACCGACACACATGATTTGGCAAGGCAAGGTATATACCAAAGAGCAACTGTACACAGTATGCGGATTGGGAACCGGGCCGGGCTTACTTGGATGGAATTGCTACCATCATTACGATGCGTTTTTGCCGGGTGTATCCGTGCGGAAATGGACGGATAAGCAATTGGCTGACATGCGTAAAGAAGCCTCCGTAAAGAAGGAATACGGAGGCAAGAAGTACACATTGTATGAGGCAACACAGCGTCAGCGGCAATTGGAAACAAGGATGCGTGCAGTACGGCAGAAGGTTGAATTGCTGAAGGAAGCCGGTGCAAGTAAGCAGATGATATCTGCAGCAAAAGCACAGCAGACGGCACTGTACAAAGAATATAAGGCATTCTCACAGCATTTCGGATTGCCGGAACAAATTAACCGTGTCTATTACCGGAACTATAAAACTGCTCCTGTAACAGTACAGCGTGTTGAGAATGCGCCGGGAATAGGATACAAAGAACCATTCACAGATATCAGAGATGAATATGTATCTATAAATCCGGTGCCACCGGGAAGAGTTACCAAAGACGAAGGATACTTGAATGATGAAACCCATCAGAGGGACGAGGCAACAGCAGAATGGTTTGCAAGGACGACCGGTAGAGATATTCATCTGCTAAAAGAACAAGGTGGTGAGGGTGTACATACACCAGATGCTGAGGTGAATGGTAAATACTGGGAGTTTAAAGATATTTCCAGTAAGTCATCAATAAATCATCAGATTGAAAAAGGTATGACAAAACAAATTGTTACTAATCCCGGTGGAATGATTTTAAACATCGTTCCAAACAAAGAAACTGGTGAGGTTATGACGGATATCGAAGCAATAAACAATGCGAAAAACAAATTGAAGTTTTATCAAAAGTATTGCACAGTGGATATCTTGATTAGAAATGGCAATAGAGTTGTTGCTGCTTTCAGAATGAATAAGAAATAAAAAAAAGGAAGCCGCCGACTGACTCACAGTCCATCACGTGCTTCCTTCATCTGTATTATAGCAAACAAAAAACAAAATTGGAAATCAGCCGCAATAAATAAATGCGGTTTTTTTCATATGGTCGGATGATCAGACCTTAAACAGTCAACTTGCAGTGAATGGCAACCACTTAAAAAGCCTATGGAGGACAAATGAAAACAGAAGAATTAACAGCACTCGGTTTAAACGAAGATCAGGTCAAAGAAGTATTCAGGCTTCATGGCAAAGAAGTAAATCCCCTCAAGGATCAGGTCACAAGCCTTACAGACCAGCTGAATACGACTAAGGAAGCTTTAAAGGCTTTCGATGGCGTGGATCCGGAAGCATTGAATCAGCAGATCGCCGATCTGAATCAGAAACTGCAGGACAATGATGCAGCCTGGCAGCGGAAGATCGCCGAACGTGATTTCAATGACATGTTGACCGACACAATCACGAAAGCCGGCGGAAGGAATGCAAAAGCAATTGCGGCATTGATGGACATTCAGGCTTTGAAAGAGTCCAAGAACCAGAAGGAAGACATTCAGGCGGCGCTTGATGTGATCAAAGCAGAAAACGATTACCTGTTTGTATCCGCTGAACCGATCAATAACGCAGTTGCAAAGACAAACAGCAAGACTTCCGAAGGTGATCAGAGTGCACGCAGAAGTGCGGCACGCAGAGCTATGGGCTTACCAGAGGAGGAATAATACATGGCTAACAATATCGCTCTTTTTAAAGAATATGTGGCGCTCCTTGATGAAGTTTATAAGAGAGCGTCACTTACATCCGTTCTGGATGGCAACAATGATCTTGCCACCATGACACAGTACTCTCATGAATTCCTGATTCCGAAGATGGACATGGATGGTCTCGGTGATTACAGCCGTACAGAAGGTTATCTTGCCGGTTCTGTAACTCTTGAGTTTGAGACAAAGGCACCGAACTATGACCGTGCCCGTGTTTTTACAGTCAATGAAATGGATGATATTGAAACAGTCCGTCTTGCATTCGGAAGACTGTCTGGCGAATTCATCCGTACAAAGGCTGTACCGGAACTTGATGCATTCCGTTTTGCAAAGTATGCATCCCTCGTTCCGAACGCAAATAAAGTCGCTGCAACACTGTCCACAGGTGATGCGTGGGTTGCTGCTGTTTCCACCGCAACCGTTGCACTGGATGAAGCAGAAGCACCTCTAGAAGGTCGTCACCTGTTCCTGACATCTGCTGGTGCTACAGCCATCAATAACCTGGATACAACGAAGTCCCGTGCAATTCTGGATCGTTTTGCAGACTTCACAATTGTTCCGCAGGCACGTTTCTATTCTGCAATCGACCTGAAGAAAGGTAAGATTTACACTCCGACCGGAAGCGAGACAGCAGTTGATGAAACGGCTGGTGGTTATGCAAAGGCATCCGGCGCCAAGGACATCAACTTCATGATCATTACAGACGGTGCTCAGATTCAGTATCTGAAGAACGTTGTTAACAAGATCATTGATCCGATGACTAACCAGGATGATGATGCATGGAAATTCTTCTATCATCTGTATGGCATTTGTGATGCATACGACAACAAGAAGAACGGACTGTATCTGCATACAGCGGCTTAATAATGGGTACTATTGTCGGATTAGTCTTCCCGGTTAATGAAAAGAAACAGCCTTCCAATACCGGGAAAGTCATAACCACCAAAGGTGGCAAGAAGAAGGTTGAGAAGACAAAAGAAGATAGAGAGTTAGAAGAGAAAGAAAAATAACTCAGGAAGGAGTGCATGATGGATAAGTATGTTGATTATCAGTGGTATAAAGAGCATTACTTGCTCGGTAAGGCTCCTGTAATCCCTATTGAGACATTTGACTATTATGCAACCGTTGCGAGTGCTGAAGTGAAGAACGTTGTGACACTTGGTACTGATTTAACTAATCCTATTGACGAGATCAAAGCGGCAACATGTGAGGTTGCCGAAGTCCTTTGTCAGATAGATGGCGGAAGCAAACAGGATGGTGAATCAGTGACTGTTCCGGTAGGCGTAAGCAGTGAAAAAGTCGGAGAATACTCCGTAACTTATTCAGGCAACAGCGCAACTGAGAAGGTAGCAGAAAAGCGTTACAAGGTACATAGCGCAATGGCAAAATGGTTAGGTGTAACGGGATTACTTTATAGAGGTCAGTGATATGTATACGAACACATCGTGCACTCTTTATCTATCCAGTCAGAATTACCAAAAAGTCACAGTCAGTAAATGTTTTTTGACATCCAGGAAGATCACAACAGCCTCAACATCAGGGCTTGAGTATCAAGAAAGCTGCTTTTGTATGTTCCGGGAACATGATGATCTGATATTCACGGAAGGAAAAGACTATCTGGTCGAAGGGGACTGCAGTCTTACAATTGAAGACCCTAACTCCGAAAGAGGACGGTCAGAATTCTTTAAAGCCTTACGGAATGTTGGAGCAAATACTGTAATGCTTGCTGATCACAAACAGTATGGCACCCATGGGATGAGACACTGGGAGTTATCATGCAAATAGTTGCGAGATACAATTTCCTTCCTGAAAGCACCATGCTGGCAAATCGTGGTTTGGATGAAGGCGGATATGTACAGCAGTTCATCGACAACGAATGCATCCGGTTAATGGATCCATATACACCGTTTCTGAATGGTGTACTGCAGAATTCAATCCGGATGAATACAGTTATCGGTTCAGGACATCTTGTACAGGCGACACCATACGCAAGGTACCAATATTACGGTATGTTGATGGTTGACCCGATCACGCTGAAAGGATCCTTCTATGACCCCAAGACAGGGCGGCATTGGTCCAGACCGGGAGTCTCAAAGATCATGGATCCAAACGGACGAATGCTACAGTACAACACGACCGGCAGCCCTTTGGCTGGATCACACTGGTTTGAACGCATGGCAGCTGATCATGCAGGTGATATCGGCAGAGGTGCCGCTGCTTTAGCAGGAGGAAGGTTTGAATGAGCAGTGTAATTGAGACAATCAGGCAGATTCTGACAGATTGCGAACTTATGGACGAATTCAATGGTGTACACGTTGACTATACAGAAAGCGGAGCAGGACACGCTGGTATATTTCCGACAAATCCGAGGAAGATTTCTGAAGATCTGATTGGAAACCAGCGGTGGCAAATCAACTTTTCTTTGCTGGTTGACCGTGCCGCCTTTGAAGACTATGACAGACTGGCGAATAGTGACTTTTTACTTAAACTCACCTATTACATGAACGCACAGAAAAACATCACAGTTACTGAAAATGTAAACGGAGCAGAGCGGAATGGCATGATTACAAACATTGCCGCAAGCAATGCTCTTTTGTTTGCTGTCCCGACAGGGGATATCAATGACGGTGTTCGTTATTCTCTGCAGTTACAGGTGACTTATATGATCTATGAATAAACAGGAGGACACAATAAATGACTCTTGCAAGTGGCGCTATTGAGCGTAAATATCTTGCTCACTATATCAATTGTACTCCTTCAGCCCAGACCGCCACATACGAGCGTATTGGCAAGGATCTGGAAGAGTACAATGTTGAATTGAATGCCGAAGTCGAGAAGAAAAAGAACATTCTTGGCGAGACTTCAATCAAGCTTTCTTCCTATGAGGTACAGGGTACAGTTGAACCGTTCTATGCTGAAATCGGCAGTGATCTGTTTACCTTCCTGCAGGACCTCGTTGATAACCGCAAGGTTCTTGACGCTGTTAAAACAGATATGGTAGAAGTCCATACCTGGGAAACACCAACAAGTAATGCGTATCCTGCAATTAAGGAAGAAGTATACATTGAAGTCACTTCATACGGCGGAGACACAACCGGCTATCAGATCCCGTTTAATGTTCATTACACGGGCAAACGTACATCCGGTACATTCAATCCGACTACCAAAGCATTTGCGGCAACAGGCGAATAATACATTGCCCGGGGAGTAATTATCTTATATGAAACCCGGGCTTTATTTATTTCAAGGAGAAGAACATGGCAGAAAATCTGAATATCAGTTTTGAAGAAGGTTACAAAGAATTCACTATCAATAACGATCCGAAGCGGATCTTACGTGTCAATGTCGGTGACATTGGACTTATTGATCGGATGGAAAAGAGTATCAAAGAAATGAAGGAAAAAATCAGCGAGATTGATGACATCAAGATTGATGTAAATGGTAACGCTGAAAGTGCTCTTGCTGAAGAAGCGGAAGCGGTTCGGAAGGTGAACAGCATCATGCGGAAGTCGTTTGATTCTATTTTCTATCCGGGAGCATCTAACATTGTCTTTGGCAAACAGAACCCAATTGCCCTTGTGAAAGGCAAAACCATTTATGAGTTATTCCTGGAATCATTTGCCAAGACAGTTAAGCCTATGATTGAAGAGGAAGCCAGACATTCAGAAGAGAGAGTCAATAAATACAAAGAGCAGTATGACAAAGCGGCAGCGTTTAAGGATGTCGCAAAATGATTGGATTCTTACCTGACTCTCTGACTGTAAACGGTAAGGATATTCCAATCAGAAGCACGGATTTCCGAGTTGCTCTAATCGTGTTTCAGGCGTGTGAAGATCCCAATCTGACAACCAACGAGAAAATGTTTATTGTGTTGGATGCTATTCTTGGGTTTGAAAACGTCCCAAAAGGGAGTGAAAAAGAAGCATACCGGCAATGCTGCTGGTACCTGGACGGCGGAAAAGAACTGGACAGGAGGGGCTACAAGCCGAAGATGATGGATTGGGAGCAGGACGAGCAGATGATATTTTCTGCTGTTAACCATGTTGCCGGCAAAGAATTAAGAACTGAAAAGCACGTACATTGGTGGACCTTTCTGGGATATTTCGATGAGATACAGGAAGGTCTTTTTTCTACTGTTTTATCCATTCGGCAGAAGAAAAAGAAAAACAAGAAGTTAGAGAAATGGGAACAAGAATTCTATAGAGAAAACAAGGATCTGGTCGACTTTAAGCCGAAGAGATCTGAAAAAGAAAAGAAACGGATGGAGGAAATCAACCGGAAGTTTCAATAAAGGAAGGAGCACGCTATGGCTGATGGAACGATCGTATTTGAGACGAAAGTTGATAATAAACAGCTTCAAACCGATATTCGACAGATAAAAGCTGAAATAAAAAGTCTTGAAGCGGAAATACAGAAGGCGCAAGGCTATTCCGATGCGCTGAGAAAAAGCCTTAGCGAAGCACCGAACGATAAGTTTACTCAAGAGGCTCTCAGTAAGAACGAAGGGTACCTTTCGCAGCTTAGAGGTGAATGGGATTCACTTAACGGAAAATTACAGGAATATGAAGCGAATGCGACAAACACCACTGGTAATGTCGCAAATAATATCCTGACAAAGATACAGCAGACATCGGGAGCAATTGCTGCAAATCACAAGACACTATTTCAGCGCATCGTGGATATGTTTAAAGGAAGTGAACAGGCACCTAACATGGTAGACAGGATTACCAGTTCCTTCTTCCGGTTAGGCAATATGCTTAAACTGCTTGCTTTGAGACAGGCAATGAGGGCAATGCTTTCTGGTATCAGGGAAGGGTTTAGCAACCTTTCTGCATACTCTGATACACTTAGAAACTCTCTTGAGTCATTGAAACAGGCCGGCTCCGGTATGGCAAACGGACTCGCCGTAGCAATTGCACCATTGATAAATGCAGTTGCACCGATAATCAGTTATATTGCCAGTCTGTTTATGGCGGCAGCTAATGCCGTTGCACGTTTCTTCGCAATCCTCACAGGTAAAAGCACATATGTTGCTGCAGTTAAAGGAGCAAACAGTGTTTCCAATGCAGTTGGTGGTGTTGGCAAAGCTGCAAAGGGTGCTGCTGAGGAAATGGGGAAACTTGCCGACATTGACGAAATCAACGACATCTCTCAGAACTCCGGAGGCGGAGGTGGCGGAGGTGGTGGAGGCGGAGGAGGCGGCATCGGTGCCGGGGATATGTTTGAAACCCGTGATACTGGTGTCTCTGAATTCGCAAACAAAATCAAAGCTATCCTTGAAGACATCATGGCAACCATCGACAACTTGAAAGAACGATGGAAGGAAGCATGGGAGTTCAACGGTAACGGTGAGAAGATCGTTGAAACACTCAAACTTATCCTTTGGGACATCCTGGACACGATTCATGAGATTACAACAGCTACAAGAATCTGGTCAGAAACGATCAGTTTTATTCCACTAGTTGAAAGTATTCTAAATGTTTTGCAGAGTTTATATCCACTTATTCAGATGATCGGTGATCTGGTTGTTTTTATTTGGACAAACGCGGTTCTTCCGATTGCAACATGGATTATTGAAGGTGTATTGCCAGGGTTCTTAAATTTGGTTGCGGCTTGTCTCGATGTTATTGTTGCGATACTTGGTGCAATGCAACCTGTATTGCAGTGGGCGTGGGATAACATCATTTCACCGATTGCTGGTGCAATAGGACAGACAATCATCGATGTTCTTACAAGTGTGGCAGACGGTCTAAAGAAAACCGCTGAATTTATCACAAAGAATAAAGATGATTTTAAGCCATTAATTACAGTTATTCTTTCGGCAGTTGCGGCTTTTGAATTGGTCGTTGGTGTATTAAATGCTGTGCATACAGGCGCACAGATTCTTAATAATATGTTAGGAATCCTCTCTGGTGCGTTTACATTTTTGACCTCACCGGTTGGTCTAGTAGTAGTTGCCATAACTGCTTTAATTGCAATTATTGTTCTACTGATCCAGAACTGGGATACTGTAAAGACTGTTGCTGAAAAGGTATGGAATGGTATCGTGGATGTCCTTACAGGATTCCTCAACTTTTTTAAGGGAACATTTTTATTGGCGTTCAGACTTGTTGGAGAAACGCTGACGGGTGTGCTTGAAGGTCTATGGGCATCCGCCAAAACAATTATTAGCGGCATAACAAATGTATTTAAAGGACTGATTGATTTCATTGCAGGTGTTTTTACAGGCAACTGGAGAAGAGCGTTTGAAGGGCTTAAAACCATCGTATCTGGAATATTCCAGGGACTTGCAGGTGTTGTAACAGCTCCAATTAATGCGTTGATCGGAGCCGTTAATGGAATCATCAGAGCTGTCAATACAGTTGGTTTTGATGTTCCTAGCTGGGTGCCGGTCTTTGGTGGGAAATCATTCAGGTTGAGCATTCCGTCTATTCCGTACCTGGCTACAGGTGCATACGTTCCGCCGAATGCCAGAGAATTCATGGCAGTACTTGGCGATAACAACGCTGAAGGTGAATATGTCGCACCGGAAAGCAAGCTGAAAGCGGCTGTACAAGAGGCAATGGCTGAAATGTCTGGCACTCGCACCGACGAACTGCTAGAAACGCTGATTGCTGTTGTACAAAATAAGCATCTTCTTGTATCGGATGTTGGTAAAGCAGCTGTACAGTATGCAAACGGTGAGTATTACAGAACCGGAGAAACGGTATTTGAGGGGGTGTAACACATGGCTTATCAATACAAAGTAAACAATGTTGTTCTTCCGACACCGGACGAAGGTGCTGATTACACCGAAGAGGATATGCACGGAAAGTCTTGGCGTGATGGCGCTGGAGTAATGCACATCGTCATATTGAGGCGTGGCGTAAAGAAGGTCACGCTGAAATGGACATGGATGACGCAAAATGAAATGAATGTATTAAGAAACGCCTGTCGTACCGATATGACGGGCGTTTATACATTCGCAGATATAACAGACGGCACAATGACTGTTTACACAGGTGCTGATCTGAAATACAAAAAGAAAGTTGTCAGTTCAAGCGGATCTGTTGATTACAGAGATGTATCACTGAGTTTTATCGAAATGTGAGGGAGACACTGTATGATTGATGTTTCACAGACTATCAAATCACAGTACCGAAGGGATGAAATACCGCATACCATACGGTTTACGATTGGAACGACGGATTATACAGAAACAGATCTGTTAAGTGGTTCTCTTAGTATTCAGGAATCAATCTGTTCACAGGATACGCTTGTATATAACAGTGTTGAGTCCGCAAAACTGGAATTAACACTTGCAAAAGAAACAGGCAACATCAAAGAACTAACAGGAAAAGAACTGTCGATATATGCGGATGTAAGCGGAACATCAATTCCATTAGGTGTTTTCACCATAAAAGAAGCAACGTTGGACGGGGATTACTTCACGAAGATAACCGCTTATAACCGTATGCAGATATTCCAGGACACGATCATTGATGATTGGTGGAATGAAGATTTGACATTCCCATTAACTTTAAAACAGTTGCTGATAGCGTTGTGTACAGAACTGGATGTGCCATATTCGCTGCCATCATCATGGACGAACAGTGGTATTTCTATCACACAAAATGCATATTTCGATCAAACGAAAGCCTCAGAACTCCTTGGATATATTCAGGAAGTATCCGGAGCTTTTTTCGTTATTGACCGTACTGGCACACTGAAGATGCTGGACTCGGCAGAAGAGACTACAATCTTTACTTATGAGCTGTTGCTGAATGATCCTGAGATAGCTGATTATGCAGCGCCATCTATTGAAAGACTCTGGGTGCACGCAACGGATGATGATGTCGGAGTAACAGTCGGTACCGGGACAAACACATATACGATCACGGCTAATCCACTCTTGTATAACTTTGGGACAAGTGAACTGACAACGATAGCGGAGAATATCCTTGATTCTATTGAGCGTGTTGGTTATGTGCCGTTTAAAGCAACGGTTAAATGCCAACCGTATTTGGAAGTCGGCGATCCTGTCACTGTAAGGTCATACAAAGGGAATCAGGCATCATTTATTCTGATGTCCAGGAAGATGTCTGATGTTGGTTTGGTAAGTGATGAAATCGAAGTAAAAGGCGATACGGAAATAAAGCAAAGGACTTCAACCGCAAAACAGGTTAAGGTTCTCAACCGACAGATGCATGAGGTAGTAAACACAGTTGAGGAATTCAGCTCCACTATTGAAGAGATTGAAACTGATTTGGCTAATTCTGCCGTTGGATATGAATACTACTATCTCAACAACACGGGTACACGACCAGCAGCAAATGATCCGAACTGGTCATCCACGATGACATGGATCGACGGACTGCATTGCTGGAAGAAGACGGTTATTATCCATAACAGTGGTACAAGGACCGTTGGTTCTATTGAAGACATAACAGGAGCCACAGGTGCATCGGGTGCTGCAGGAAGATCTATTACAGGAGAGAAGATATATTACCAGGCATCACAGAATGGTACGACAGTACCATCCGGTACATGGCTAGACTCTGATGAAAACGATCCCCCGTATATTGCTTCCGGATGGTTCTTATGGACGAAGTTCGTCCAATCCTTTTCTGATAACACTTCATTAACTTATTACTCAGTAGTGAAGTCCGGAGAAGACGGGCAGGACGGTGCCACAGGTCCCCAAGGTCCGCAGGGGCCTCCAGGAGACAACGACAGTGCTCATTACAGTAATGCGGTTCATGCAACTGCAGCAATCGCTGCCGATCGTTTGATTGTCGGTGACGCAAATGGTTACAGGGAAGCAGCTGCCGGCGTAGCATTTGATATATCTTATCCTCTGTTGTGGTCAGATGAGGCTATTGCTCAGGGATCCAACGGAACAGAGAACTATCTGTCCATGCCGTCCAAGGATCTAAGGAACAACAAGTCTGCTGTTACGTTGACTCAGTGGGAAACGGCTTATCTGGTAGGTCATTTGTCCAATAACACATTCACTATTGCGGATGTGGTCTTCGCTGAAGCACCGAGTGCTGTTGACGGCTTTGTATATATCCCTCTAGGGACGCTGTACACTACTCATGAGATTTACTTTACCGGTGGTGTACCGACATGTTATTCGTACGGTACAGGCGGATTTGCTGAGTATGGTTTCAACCAGTCACTTATCGTGTCTGAAAAGTTCAATTCTGAATTAAGTCAGTACAAGGACTCTATCCAAAGCACAGTCGAAAGAATTCCTGTCATCGAATCCAATCTGGAAGAGCTGACAGCATCACAGGCAGAATTGCTGAATTCTTTGAACGACGACATAACGGCTCTTGCTTCCAGAGTGACGCAGACAGAATCTGCTATTTCTTCAGAAGTCCTCCGTAAGAACGGAGCAGAAGATGAGTACATCACGATGGCAAAGCAGATGCTGGATGAGCATGGATTACATATCCAGACATCGAACACATCGACCACGACGAACGTTGACGGCAAAGGATTTACAGTAACTCAACCGGACGGGACGATTATCGCTCAGTTCACCACTGAGGATTCGCTGGTCAACTTCCTGAAGGCAGTGGGCTACATTGCTGCAGGATCTCATCGTGCTGAATACGGTACGATGAAGAACTGGGCAGGAAACACCGTTGACGCAACGAACATTTTCCACACCGGAAGGGTAGTTTAATTAAAACCAAAGGTCATTCGCACGAGTGGCCTTTTTTGATGGAGGTAACTAATGGCGCTTGGTACGAGCTGGACACAAATAGCGAGCAAAGGATTCACTTACCTCGGATATAGCGGTACTGCATATGTCTATGCAAAACTGAACCGGCAGGATATTGCCGGTAACAAGAGTTATGTCGATCTACAACTGAGGATTAACCATAGTGTCTGGGTACAGTCTTACAATACAGACTTTTATCTGACTGGTTACGGATGGCTTGGTTATGATTACAGATCTTATGATGCTGGCACGACAACGATTATGTCGTCGCAGATTACGGTAAATCATAATGCTGATGGTACCGGAAGCTTCACAGCAACTGGTGGTTACGAATATAAGGGAATTGGTGTTGATGCAACACAGTTCACTTCCTCTAGTCAGTCGCTGCCTACGATTCCTAGAGCATCGGTTCCTTCCATCAATACATATCCGACTAACACACCGAAGTTTACTCTTGGTGATACGATTACGATCCACATGAATCGTAAGTCTTCCTCGTTTAAGCATACGGTTCTTTTTAAATATGGCAGTACATCTGTCCAGGTTGGTGGCACCAGAGCGGTCGAGAACAACATCCAGTTTGATACATCAACCGTAAGAGATGCTATCCTGGCATTAATTCCGAACGCATCCAGTTATGCCGGAACTATTCAAGTCACTACATTCAACGGGACGACACAGATTGGCAGCGCTCAGAGTATTCCGTACACGGCTATGGTGCCGAGTTCGTATGCTCCGGATGTTACAGGATATACGAGTGTTGAGACAGCCACAGCGCTGAACGGGAAAGGTATCGCAGGTGACGAAGTTGTCCGTTTCTTGTCTAAGAAACAGATCTCTGTCACGGTCACACCGAAAGCCGGCGCTTCAATCAACAAGGTGGAAGTGGTTAATGGTAATAAATCCATCCAGTTGACTCTGTCAAACGGAGTATATACCGGAATCATGGAATCACCGCCTTCAGCCACATTCGTGGTCAAGGCTACAGACTCACGAGGATTGCAGGCAACGATCACCAGCGCAGGGGCGTTCCGGGAGTATGAATATCCGACCATTCAAAATAAGAACCTCTTCAGAGATAGCGCAACAGCTAACACAGGTGTATTAAGTGGTGACGGTACATTCTGGAATGGAACGGCAGGATCCACCACCAATGTGGTGACGATCCAGTATAAGTTGAATACGGCAAGTTCATATTCGACATCAGCGGGCACAAGATCTGGGAACACATGGAACATAAATCAAGCCATGACTGGTCTGATTTATACTGACTCATTCTCATGTGAGATCTTGGTTACAGACTCCTTTGGTCAGACGACAACGGTCACAGTTAATCTGCCTCCATCCAATCCGGTTATGCAGATTGGCGATGATACGGTGCAAGTAAATGATTATTTGCTTGCAAAAGAAGATGTTGGTATTGGTACAGGCGGTGCAGGTAATATCACCGTAAAGCTTTCCGAAGTTGCATCGAATTTGTCATCTGCAGAGAGCACAATAACTAGCCTAACAACATTGACCACAATGAGAAACTATACATGGAGTGGAAGTTTTGGCGAAGGTGGATCTGTTACTAAAAACTTTAGAGTTGATGGGAAAGGATTTGTTGCGTTTAACATTTATGCTACTTCTGCAGCCAATCAAGATGATACTGGCCAGATAACAACTTGGATCGATTGGACTAATTCATCAAATTCTACAGTAAGAGGCTTAGCATGGGATGGTAATAGAATTGGTGTATCGGCATCATTCAGAAACTCTTCCAATTCAGCGAGCCAATTATATTTTGATGGAGGAACCACGAATAATCGTTTAAAGTTCTACGCTTCAAATACAAAAGCTGGGACAACCACTTGGAGAATTAACATGACTGCAATAGGGTGCACCGTAACTGCTTTATAAGGAGGGCCAAGCAATGAAATACATCGTAATCGAATTACAGACTTATGACAGCGGAGGTGTGGGTGTGATCAACACTGCCTACGATGACATCAACCAGGCTGAGTCCAAGTATCATACGGTACTTGCTACAGCAGCGGTGTCTCCCAGACCATGTCATGCAGCGATGCTGGTGACAAACGATGGTAAAACACTGTATCACCAGGCATATTTCTATCATCCTCCGGAGCCAGAACCGGAGCCTGATCCGGAACCAGAAATAGAGGAAGAGCCGGCATAACAGTCGGCTTTTTTGATGCACAGAAAGGAGCATGAAATGGAAGAAATCAAGTTTGACATGGGCGATCCCACACAGACACAGTCACTGAGGTTGTCCCCGGAAGAAGTCAGGGAGATCCTCAAGACCATTCCAAAGGAAACTCTGGAGAACTACGGCATTGATGAAATCGGTGACGATACTCCGGAAGATGCTGTCATCGAAGGCGAAGTCTTCGCCATGAAGATCCTGGATGACGGGATCACAACTCGCATGATCAGGGAAGGCTATACCATCACGGATTATGCAGATTATTACTGGTTCGGTCACAGAAAATGGTCCGGAAGAGGCGGTAAGAAGCCTGGCTTCATCATTCCACATCACATGGCTGGAAATCTTACGACTGCCCAGTTCTATGCCATCATGGCATCTACCAGACAGATGTCAGCAACTGTATCTGTCCATACTGACGGAACTGTTTATGCATGGGTTCCGGAAGAGATGAGGCCTTGGACGACCGGATCTTACACGGCGGACCAGGATGCTCTGACTCTGGAAATCGCAAACGATGAGATCGGTGGAGACTGGCACATCTCTGATAAGGCATATAACACAGCAGTTGCCATCATGGCTGAATGGTGTAAGAGATACGGTATCAATCCGTATTGGAAGGAAGGCCTGATGGGAACACTTCAGATGCATAAGGAATGGGCAGCAACATCATGCCCAGGTCCGTACATGTCCAGAAAGATCACATCCGGACAGCTGGCTGCAGATATCAAGGCAGCAATGAATCCGCCGAAGCCTCCGACACCGACTCCGCATCCGGATAGAAAGTACAGAGTACAGTCCGGTGCCTTCAAGGATGAATCCAAGTGTGATGCATGGCTGAATACGATTCACCAGAAGGGATTCCAGGCTATCAAGAGATACGAGAACGGCCTTTGGAAGGTACAGTGTGGCGTGTTCTCTTCTAAAGATAACGCACAGAAGCTGGTCGATCAGCTGAAGGCAAAAGGGATCACTGCTGCGATCATCGAGGTGAAATCATGACCTACAAGGGCGAGACACCGACACAGATCTTCACCTTTGATGAAGACTTTGACCTGACGACAGCCAGGAATCTGTATGTGACATATTCTTATATGAATCAGAAAAAGATCTTCCGGAAGACTGGGGAGCAGCTGGAGATCTCCGGAGACCATAACAACATCCTCAGTGTCGATCTTAGTCAGGAAGAAACGCTGAAACTGCCGGATGATTATCTGGTACAGATCAACGGTACTTACGGCAATGGGAAACGCTGGGAAACCAATATCGCACACATGAAAGCAAAGGATACACTGGAGCCAGAGGTACTGCCATGAAGATGAATGTCAATGAGGCTGTCGAAGTCGTAAATGTAACAGTCTCAGAGACTTCGCCAGTAAGTTTTGCGATTGACACAGAGATCCAAGGGTCATATCCGGATTATACAGGTCCACTCGAAGTAATACCCAGCACACAGACTCAAATCCTGCCGACAGCCGGTACTGGGTTATTGGAAAACATCATTATCGACCCGATTCCCTCCAATTACGGTTTGATCACCTGGAACGGGGCGATACTTACAGTAAGTTGAGGAGATAAACATGGCACAAAATGTAATTATCAATGGGGTCACATACCAGAACGTCCCGGAAGTAGATATTCCGAAAAGCGGAGGTGGCACTGCAAAGTTTTATGACACGGCAGGAGCAACGGCAGATGCATCTATGATCCTTGCCACAAAGATTGCTTTCGGTGCGAATGGAAGCATCACAGGGAGCATGGCAAACAACGGTGCGACAGGTGGCAGCATCGGCACGAAGGCAGATACGGTAGCGATTCCTGCTGGCTACACCACAGGCGGTACAGTTTCACTTGCCGATGTGGATGACTGTCTGCCACAGAATATTTTGGTTAACAAGAGAATTCTTGGGGTAGTCGGAACGCTCGTCCTGCCGACCATCTCGCAGGACAGCACAACGAAGATTCTGTCAATTAGTTAAGGAGGTGAGTTATGGCGAAAGACATAACCATCTTAGGAGCATCATATTCAGATGTACCTGCCGTAGTGTTGCCCAAAACAGGGGGTGGCACAGCCAGGTTTGACGATGTTACAGTTACCACGGCTACTGCCGAGGATGTCGCACAGGGAAAAGTGTTCGTTGCTTCTGATGGAACAATTACAGCAGGAACATCGAGCGGTGGAGGTGGGTCGCAAGGATGGCAAAGACCTGCGGAATGGTCAAATTTTGATTTGCTTTCAGATGACGATTATGCAGTTTATTTGACCTATGATAACCGTAATCCACCGACCAGTGTAAAACTGTATGCATCTGGTGGAGCGTGTAATCTTCAACGTGTAAGAATAAATTCAGACGGAAGCGTGGATGTTCTTGATTCAACACCGTTTGTTAGCAGTATAGCAAAAATCACTATTCCTGCTGATGCAGGAGATTATCCATGTTATCGTGTCAAAGCAGAAGAAGGGGTAAATATAACATGGTTTGGACTAGAGGATGGCGATTTTAGATGGCAGAAGATTCTTGAACGGTGGTTCAACTTGCCGTATTGCACGAATTTTAATATTGGATATTCGTACCGTGACTGGTTTAACCATAATGTTGTTGCTGAAACATTCGTGAATTTCCCTGTCAACAATAAAGCGGTTGGTCTTGGCGAATATTCATTGCAGAGTTTGCGAAATAAATCAGACCATGCGTTTCACGTTTATAGTAGAGGAACTGCATATAGTTTGCGTTGGGAAGAAGGAGAGTTTGTGTATGATGCTACCACATTAGGAAGCAGGTACACGAATAATCTTCTTATAGAGAAAATAGACTTATCAAATTCAGTTGCAACAAAAATAACATCATTAGCCAGTGCGTTTGATGCTTGTACATCTGCAAAGGAAATAATACTTCCTAATACTAATTATTCAGAACTTACAACCATGTCAACGATGTGCAGAAATTGCAGAAGTTTGGAACGATTCACGTTTCCAAGCGGAGATTATTCGGCGGTGACGAACACCAATAGTATTTTTCAAGACTGCCACAACCTACATGAACCGATAATTCTACCAAAATCATTATCGTGTGCAATAGGCACATCCGCTTTCAGCACTTGTCTACATCTGCCATGTGTTGTTCTTCTTTCGGAAACTATGATGGCTCTTAGCAATGTGAATGCATTTACCAACATTTATACGCAAGACAGAAGATTTACTGTCTATGTAAGACAGGCATTGATAGAGGACTATCAGTTAGCAACGAATTGGGCAACGATTTACGCAACTAACGAAAACTTTTTTCAGCCTATTGAAGGTAGCGAGTTTGAATATTTACTGGAGGATGAAGCGAATGATTAGAACAGAAACAGTAACCATCAATGACAGGCAGTTCACAAGAACCTGGTCAGACGCAAACCGCTATGTAGTCAGAGAAGGAGTTTCATATTCCGAAGCGTATGACCCAAGCGAGTTCGGCAGGACATACACGGAAGGCGAACCAATTGAAGACGGCGAAGCGGAAGCAGAGGAAATTGTATCTATCCTCACAGGTGAAAGCGAATGATTACAAAAGAACACGCAAGGCGGTTACGCAGACTGATCGAGCAGACTTCTGCTTTCCTTGACGATACCGATGCTTTGAATGGTGTTGAGTTGTTCCCACACTGGTCTGATTCAAAAGAATATGAAGCAGGAGAAAGAGTGAACTATAACGGCACTCTTTTTAAATGCCTTACTGCTCATACTTCTCAGCCGTCATGGACACCGGATGTATCGCCATCTCTGTGGGTCAGAGTAGATGATCCGAGTATTGAATGGCCGGAATGGATACAGCCAACCGGAGCAACAGACGCTTATCCGTTGGGGGCTAAGGTGTCCCACAACAGCAAGCACTGGATCAGTGATGTGGATAACAACGTGTGGGAGCCGGGCATAGCGGCTTTTGTGTCCTGGCTCATGAAACCCATCAAGAAGCTAGAGGATCACGAAACACGTATCAAAACTCTGGAAGAAACAGCAGATGAGCGGAAACGAACTGACCAATTCATGATGAAATCCATGAATGCGATTATTAATCACATGATTGATCACAACTCCATAGACAAGTTGAAAGAAGTTCGTGATGAGTACCAGAGTGAGATAATCAAGCATCATCAATAGTCGCCCTGGCGTATCCAGGCATTATTCAGCCGCACCCCCTTGCGGCACATGGATGTTTATCCTGCAACAGCCTACTTCACCCTAGCGGTGGGGTAGGCTTTTTCTTTTTATTTTGACTTAGGGTAAATGAAACGTATAATGATAATAGAAAAGGTGCAGATGAGCACCTTTCTGAAAACTTGGATTGGATATTTTAAATCAGAATAATTCTTCGTGAGTGCCAAGTTGATATAACCAGAGAATTTGCTGTTTCTTGCTTGTTCGGTATACAAGTAATGTGTCTGGTTCTTCGACGTGGCACTCTCTTACATCTTTGAACTGTTTAGAGTCGTTGAGCTTATGGTCCTTAAATCTAGCAGGTAGTTTTTCGCCATTAGCAAGGAGATCAACGACTTCTTTTAAGTTTGCTGGGTCAAATCTTCTTTTTTGACACTTTTTCAGGTCGCTTTTAAATCGCGCAGATACAATTATCTCATACATTTAAATCCTCCCATAATTCTTGAGTGGTTTTGTATTTCGATACATTGATGCCGTTGTTTGTGTCCTCAATAACCTTAATCGTTTCTTGATTAGGAGTAAGAATCACGTCGAACGGGAAACCTCCGCAGGCAATGGATTTCCTTAAAAACACATTGACTGCTGTTGATAAATCCAATCCCAGTTGTTCATAAATTTGTTTTGCATCAGACTTTATTTCGTTTGTAGTGCGAATATTGATTGTGGCTCCTTTCATATAAAACCTCCCCTTCACCTTCTGTAATACATTATAATTACAATGTATGTACAACGCAATATCGAAATTCCCGCGGCTTAAATCATGATCAACCCAGTTAAAAACCTTTAGGCAAACCTGAACGCTTATATAAATATAAGGATGAAGATCGATGCAAAAAAGGTGAGAAATTGGTGAGTTTTTATCGAAAAGGTGAGAAAAGGTGAGTTTTTTCTCACCATTTTTCAC